CTCATAGACACCCGTTGTGTTGTTTACTTCAATTTGTTTAGCTTTGTCTAATAAACTCATATTACTTCAAAGAACCTCCATTTGTTGAACTAATGTTTACAATAATGCGGATTAGGCATTAACGAATCTGCTGGCCCTCGAATAAACTCAGGTTCGTGACAACTGCTATTATGATTAGTATTCCCTATATTTTCTTCTTTTTCTTTCAATTTGACTAATAATATATCTCGCATGGCTACGGCCTGATACTCAGGCTTTGCTCGTTCTATTGCCTCTGAACATGCTATCAAAATATCGCTTTCTGTTATTTGTTTCATAGGTAATAATATACGATTTTACGCCCTTTTCTCAGGCATCATTATCTTACCGTCAAAAATATCCTCTGCCATTTTACAAGTTTTACAATCCATACAACGGCAACAGGGATAACCCAAATCGTTGAGTTTATTAGCAATTTTTCTGACTTCTGCTTTTCTAGTTTCGTTTCTCTTACGAGCTTTCCGAAATTGAATAAACTCTCGTAATGCCTCTATGTCGCTTTCAGGCAATTCTTGCCCGTCATCTCCACAGACCATTACTTTTACTCCGTCAATATCGATAACTTTATTTTCACTCATATTAAAAATACCTATTCCAATCTAATTCTTTGCCAATTACCATAAAGAAACCGCCTCTAAAACCTCTTCTATATGCTCTGCCAACACTCGGAGCAAGTCGAATAATGAACTTTCCCTCTTTTATCCTTATATAAAATTTGCCGTACTTTATACTCATAATTACTATTGTAATTAGGCGTTCTCTTTATTACTCATAAGATCAACGACCCTATCTATAAATTCCTCTACATCTTTATACAGAGCAATACTCAAGCTCTTGTCCTTATTTATTCTGAAAAGAACTTTTGTGTCATGAGGAGCTTGAACTGCACTCATAGTAAATCTATCATCAAATGCTTGTTTTATTAACTGTCTTTTTGTCATATTTCCTTTGCACTCATTCTTAATATTGGCTTATGTATTGGGCAAGATGATAAAACTTGGAATTTACCGCTATCCAATGGAATACAAATACAGTCACCATCTAATTTTTCATTTACCTTGAAGAATGGATTTTCTCCACAATTAACACATGTTGTATTTTTAACTTGGTCGTCCATTTTATGCATAGCTTTTATATGGTCAGGAGTTATTACATTATCTTCAAATTGCAACAAGGCTTCCCTAACAACTTGGTAAACCTTCATTTGATCGGCAATCGTTTCAAAATTATCTTTAATTAATTGCCGAATATTATTTGTTAATTCCTTTCTATCACTCATATCTTTTATTTTTTGCTGATCTTCATATCCACAACAACAAATATATCCCATCCATGCTTTACAGAATTTCTTATGTTTTGGTCGTATCTCTTTTGCGTTTTTAATTAACTGTGCTGCGTTAACTTTCATAATAAGCTTTTTTTGATCTTATTTCTTCACAAAAGACACAAATCTCTTCTGGCTTTCTCCCGCACCAATGATCTATCCACTCATGGTCACAAGGTAAAGCTACTGTTAGTTTATTTTCTTTATGTTTGCATTTCATATTTATCTACTAAACTTTTCGTCTACAATTTCTCTGATAGTTGATCTTACCCATTTAGGATCAGCATTTTCAATCTTTTTAATTTCCTCGTGTGTAAAGAATATCCCTTTCTGTGGCGGATGAATCATAACCCTAACATCATCACTAACAAACTGAATCTCAAGCCCTTGAAGCATCTTCTTTATTAGTTCTGTTGACATATAAAAATCTATTGTTTTAGTCATAATAATCTATCTTTTTACTCGTTCTCTTTCATTGGGGTGAACTTTTCAGCTCCCCAAATTACATCAGCTAACAAATCTTTATCATCTTGAGACATTTTATCTAAATCGAGTTGATGTAATAATTTCCCGTTCTTTATTTTATAAATTCCAAGATTATAACCTTTGTCTTCATCTGCATATCCAACCGTAATTGAGTTTTTTGGAAACATTTTCGATAAAGCGTCAACAATCTTGTATGGATGTGCCCATGCTGTTTGAAAAACAATCGTGCCGTATTTATTTATTCTGATGTCATAAGCATTCCATTTTGTCCCCCAATTCTCAATTGACCAGTTATACCAATTAGGAGTAGTTTTCATTTTGTCGTATGTAATATCTCCTCTTTCAATATCATCAGGCATAGGAATAATTTTGTTAAAATCAAATTCTCGATCTTCCCCTTTAACTTTTTCCGCAATTTCTTCAAAATCAGCAGAATCGTTTTCTTCGTATTCGTGTATTGTTAAAATGTTATTTATATGGTTTGGCATATTTTCCCTCCGTTCATGCGTAATAAGAGCTAATAGTTGAACTCACAACTGTTTGCCGAAGGAATTGAGATAACCCGACACGCATGTGTCAATTCAACTAATCTACCAACTCTCCTTCACCCTCATTAACCAATACCCGTTTAAATTTTCCTTTACGTTTCATTGGAAATGCAACCACATAACTATCCTCTATGATATCTAGTACCTCATACAAGTTACCTTTTTCAAGTGTTATATCTGGTAAAATTTGTCTAGTAATGTTCATTTTTAAGTTCATGTTTTCTCAAATGGGTTTGGCTAATTTTCTGCTTTACCCATTCGGGTCTTTCACCTAACCCCTTACCCTTTCGATTAACTGATATTCTCTTTTTTGTTTCATCTGTATGTTTATGTCCTAAAAATCCAAATGTTATTGAATTATCTTTAGTAAATGGCATAGATCTAAAATAATCCTTTTATATTTAAAACGGCAGCAGCCTCTTGGGTAGAGCATACGATCTCCGCAATACCACCGTGTGCTTTGACTTGTTCAATGAATTCCAATTGAGATCGTGTTGCTTTATTTCTTCTCTCAGGTACTTTAACCTCCAAAGCGCAGAACAAACCATTTTTAACTCCGAATATATCTGATGCTCCAGGTAATCCCCCAAACCGTGTAAATCGTTTCTTTGTTCTGTTATTTTTATCTGTGTATTCATTAGTCATTCCTCCTGAATTATTCGTCCAACATAACCACCCTGCATATCTCATTATGTCTAAGATATCGTTTCTGATTTGATGTTCACTAATTTTAGGCAGTTTATTTATCATATTAACCCTGGGTTCTCATAAATATTACCGATAACTTCACCCTTTTCTTTATGTATTTTACTTCCTAAATAACAATAATCTATTGGTCTTCCAATAAATCTCAACATGAAAGATCCATGATTGAAAACAACTTTGAAATTTTCTTCTACTCCATTATGTGCCACTCTTAAAATATCTCCTTCGTAAATTTCTGTTCCGTTTTTATCTTTGAGTCCGGTATATTGCAAAAGTTCTATATCTTTTACCCATAAAACTGTCTTCATGCTTGATATTTTTCCAACATCAACTTTTAATTCTTCGCTACCAACTGCATCAATAAGAGATATTTTTAAAACCTTGTACATCCTCTTATCTAACTTATGCCAAGCTCTATATTTTATTTCTCTATTCTTCATATTATCGGACTATTCCATCCCTTTCTCATTTTTAAATAGCATTCTTTATGTCTGAACCTATGTCCCCATTTGGTTTTAATATCTTTTTGTTTAACATATAACGGTTTTCCACATTTTTCTGCACATTCTACTGAAACTAACTGATCTGATGGTCGTATATTATCATTCATCTTGTTTCTCCCATTGCTTAATTTTCCAAATTACCCACAATGGTAATATTTCAGCTATTGATTGCATAGCGTTGCCTTTCTATCATTTCTCCGTCAGAAATGATATTTGCTTTACGTTCTGAAAAATGCAATCCAATTATTCCATTCGGACCAGTTTTTGTTTTTGTTACATACAGCTTCCCCATATCTGCATAAGTTACTTCATCTTTATCTAAAGTCAAGGGTTCCCGTGTAACTATCATTACCTCAGTTGAATCCTGCTTAAATGCTCCTGAACCTGCTATATCATCACTTGTTGGAATATAATTTTTCTTTTCACTCTTTGCACGCTTTCTTAAATGAGCAATAAGTAAAATCGCACATTGTTTTTTCTTTGCTGCTGCAACCATTTTCTTGACTGTATTGCTTTGTTGTTGAAGCCAGTTATTTTCACTTGTTGTAAAATATCCCACATGATCAACGACTACCAAATCATACCTATCAAGTGAATCAATAATATTTACTAACTCCTCGGTTGTTGCAACATCTTCTTTTCCTAAAATCTCAATTGGTAAACCTTCAAGTGTCAAATCATCTTCTGTCAATTCATCAAATCTCTTATCATGATAAACTGAAGCAATATATTCAATTACGGTATTTTCAGGCTCAAGCGCAATATATAAGACTTTTTTCATCTGGAAAGCCACACGTACAGCAAAGTTACAAGCAATACTTGTTTTACCGACATTCTCAACACCAGTGAGGGTATAAAGATGTCCTGGAATAAAACCTTTAATAAGCTTATCGAGATCACAATAGCCTGTTTTCGGTGCTAATGCTTCGTAATTTCTTTCAATCAACCGCTTCTTTTTAATATCACTTAAAGCCTGAGGTTTGGCTATTGGTTTTAATTTATTTATCTCTTCTGCTGTTTTATAAGCTCTATCCAATGCTTTTTGTATTAAATAATCATTCATAAAAGAACCTCCATAGCTTGAAAAAAATCTAGCTTCCTTGTTTTTCTGATAAAATCAATAACATCTCCGTTTTCCTGACATCCAAAACAATGGAAAGTATTGTTATTGGTAAAGATAAAAAATGATGGTGTACGCTCTTCATGGAAAGGACATTTTCCTAAAAGTCGTGTACCGTTATCCCGTAATTGCCCATCATAAAAATTTTCTATAGGAATCCTTCGTGCACGTTCTATTTCCATTTTTTTATCAATAAAATCTTTATATTTTTCCCGAATAGGCATAACAATTTCAGGTATTTTTTCATATAAATTCATCCAATAAATGAGCCATTTTTGATATATAAAATATTCACTATATTCCAGCTCTGCAAGTGCAAGCCAAAAATAAACTCCATATTCGTTTAATTCTCCTTTCAACTTGCAATTTTTGACTGCTGTTTTCCACATATCATAGCGTTCCTGTACTTCATCCATTTCAGTAAGAATTTTTGTAATCTTGTCAGGTATAACATCTCGTAAGCCGTCAGCAAAAGGGCTAATATCAAATTCTTGGTTTATTCGTGGAGGGTAAATTACAGTGTCCCTCCTTGTATTGCCAATTCATGTAACTTTTTACGCTCTGCCACTTTTTCAGGACTATCATGTTCCATCTCCATTCGCTCGGTTTCAGACATGTGTTCAATCTGATTCCAGGCAAAAGCATTTTTTACCCATTGAATCAACGTCAGATGAAAAGACGTATACTTCTTCTTGATTTTAGGCTCATTTGTTAATTTAAGCTCTAAGGTTTCCGCTATAGACTTTACATTCCTAGCAAGCGTGTCATATTTCATACCAATCTTCCAGTAACACTCATCCTTGCAAGGAGTCAAAGAGTTGAGACAGGGTTTTTTCTCTATGTCTACTGTATTGTCATACTGTATTGTCTTATTGGATGTCTCACGGTCGGTATAGTGATGTCTCACGCTACGGTCTATTAGATGTGTCTTAGGTGACACATCCGTTTTTTGACCAAAAATCTTAAATGCTTTATAAATAACGATAATTAAACCAAAGGGTGTTCTAGTCGTTTTGATATATCCCTCACTTCTTAAAAGGTCGATATATCGTGCATACGTTGCTCGTGATATTCCAATATCTTTATGAATCTCCTCAAATTTTATTGGTTTACCACCAAGCACTTTACCTTCTCCAATTTCTTCATTAACGATAGTCATTTTATCTAAAAGCCATAAGAACAACCATATAGTTCCCCAGCCTTCATCTCCTTTCATTTTTTTTATGTGTTTTGGGTCAAGTAACCCATTTTTGATTGTTATGTAAAATCCTGTCATAGATACCCAAAATATCTTATTTTTTAAATTCTCTAGTATAACATCTCTCAAGCAAACAGTGTTCTTTAATTATCTCTATCTCTACTGGTGAATAAGAAATAATTTTAGATTTTCCTTTTTGCCATTTGTTAATTAACTTTTTGCAACGATTTTCATATTCTTCATCTGATAATGATAAAAATTCTTTGTCATACTCGGATAAAATTTTGTCAAGTATCTTTTTTATTTCATGGATTCCTGCCATAACTCATGTTCTAAATCTTTTAGTTTATTTTTTACTTTTAAGATTTCACTAACGAGTAGGTCGGAATCATCAGTTTCTGGACTTAATAAATCTAGATTTTCTATCAAATCTAATAATATTTCTTGCCAATTATTTATTTTTTGTTTATCCATAGCGTCCCAAAACCGCTAATTCTTTTAGCGTTTAGTTTCTTCCCGTTTCTTTCTCTGCTCTTCAACTACCTCATCATATGTCTTGCCTTCACCGAAGTTTTCAATGACATCTCTCATATTCCAAGGTCGATATTCTGCATTTCTCATTCTGAAAGCATTCGATCGTTTAATAAATAAAGCCATATTATTTCTCCAATTCTCTTCGTAAATCCTGAGTTCTTTGTTTAGCCCGATTGAATTGTCCTTTATTCAAAAGATATTCTATCTCGGCTACACGCTCTTTTAATGTTTCAAGTGAAATTTTCATAATTTAGTAAGGCAGTTGAAATTCAATACAGAACCATAGAGCAACCTTCGGCTTTACCTTCCATAACTCCTCTGCGATCTCATTTAACTTCTCTTCTCGATCATAGGTAGAAATCTCCTCCATAACCTGTTCATGTATTGGCTTTGGTATCATTCGTGTCATGCTTTCCATTCCTTTCTCAGTGTGATAGGTTCGATAAAAAATACGAATGGTAAGACTAGTATGAGCAGTGGTAAAGCTAGTAATATTTGTATGATTTTCATAATTAACTCCAGACGATATAATCACATTCTCCGACATTCTTCTTTGCCGTAAAGTCATACTTGTAATGCTCACAGCGTTCTTTTACCTTACCGGTCCCGACAACGATCTTTGCTCCGTCTTTGGGACAAACTCGGTCTTCGACATATTCAATGGGCTTTTTTTCTTTAGCGCCATATCCTCTGACTACGGGGGTGAATTTCAATTCAATCAGCGTTTTATCAAGATTGAGGAGATAGGAAAGTTGTTTCTTTGTTAACTCTTTATCCTCATAATCCCTGATTGTGATAAGTGTCTCGAAACCAGCGGGCGTCTTAACCGTAATGGTCGCTGATGCCTTTGCCTCTGGTAGTTGACTTTCAGTTGATTGTTTTGTATTCTCTGTCATATTCATTACTTTGTCGTATAGGCTCTAGGTGATTTATTTGCTTAGAGCCTATATTTTTAATTCAACGTATTTCCCATATCTCTCACATCTTTCTTGATTTCTTCAAGCAGTTCAACAACCCACGCATTCGCATAGTCAAACATCTCCTGAGCATCTAGGTTAGAAAACCAGTTGTCAAAATCATCAGGCATCTCATCATCTAAGCCTTCGTATTGTTCAGCGTGTATTTGTCTTAAATAATCTTTAAAGCTTTTCATGCTTTTTTTCCTCTCTTGTACTTCTGGACTTGAACATCAACGGATTGGTGGGTGATACCTAATTCATCTCCCAATTGTTGTGCTGTGAGTTCGCTGGAGAGATCATCAACCATGACCTTAATGCGTACCAATTTCTTAACAAGGTCAGGGAAAACCTCAGCAGGTTTAATTTTTTGTTGTTTTGTAGTATAATCACTCATAGATTAAGTGATTACTTAACTCTCAATTCGTTAGGCCCCATCGTCTAGCGGCGTGAGATTTAACGAAAGATTAAGAAGTAATCTTCATGCATTATTGCATAAACTCTGCCCTCTGTCAATAGGCAATTTACTAAAGGCCTTGATAATCTTTTAATGTTTGACTGAGCTCTAACTAATCCTCATACTGGACTAATGACACTAGATCCAAAACTGTTTGAAGAACTAAAACCATATTTGATTTATGACCGAAAATTATCAGCAAGTAAACATAATATCGGAGTCTATCAATCACGGTTTTTCATTATGTGCCGCTATTTTGGGGAGAGGGAATTTAACCGTGCCAACTTCACAGCATTCATTGGCTACTTAAAAGAGAAAGGATATTCAAATAACTACATCAACAACTTCATAAAGCTTGCAAAACATATTGACCGCTTTTATAAACTCAATGAGATCCAAGACTACACATATTTCCGAAAGCCTGAAAGTATTATTGATTACCTGACTCCTCAGCAAATTGAGAAAATCATTACCCTTGATTACCCCTATCGAACAGATGCCAAACGAAAAAACCAGATGTATAAATCTATCATAACGCTCCTGTTTCTTACTGGTGCTAGAATCAATGAAGTGCTAGAATTGAGGTGGGACGATATCAAAATGGGAAGCTTTCCCTATGTTATCTATAATGCTACAAAAACCTACGAATATCGAATTTCACCCATAGATAACGAACTCTACCATGAAATTGTCACTCTACCGCATTTTGGGGGGTTTATTTTTTCAAATGAGTTAGGGCACCATATCAGGGATGAAAGTGTCTCAGAAGACATTACACGACGTTGTAGGATTATCGGTATAAGTCGTCGGGTCTATAGTCATTTAATTCGTCATAGTTTTGTGAATTTTATGTTGCGAAATGGCGCATCATTGGAAATGGTCTCAAAGATGGCAGGGCACAAGAGGATCGAGACTACATATCGTCACTACGTCCATGTGCTTCTTGATGAATTAAATACAACTCTGCATACCTATCATCCCCGATTTAAGAAGAAACAGACTCTTGACATTATCATGGAAACTGGTAAAGATGTGATAGAACGTGTAATTGATAAAGAACGGTTTTTTATTAAAGCACTTAAAGGCGAAAAACATGTTAGCTTTCAAGTACATGAATTAGAAGAATGACAACGTTTTTAATCATAATCACCATTGTTGAGCTTTGCTTTATTGGATATCAATTCAAGAAGTTGCAGGAATGTAAAAAAGAACTCTCCTATTGGCGACAAGCCGATCGCATGAAAGATGAGTTAAAAGAATCCTCCGAAAAACCTCAGCAATAAATGAGTTATCCACATCAATGTGAATAAAATATTTACTCTGGGTCTATTAGTAACATCCTTATAAATTACTATATTATCTGTGAAAACTGCCTCTTTTCTTTGTGAAAAGTTTTTGATACAAATAAATCATATGTTTTGGATATATGTTGCAATCGCTTTACTAATAGTATATTGGGTAACTCCTGAGGAAAAAAAGCCTACTGTCAAAGTTAAGAAGAAACGGGTAATTCTTGAGTGGGAGCTATTGCTCGTTATTTCAGCTTTCTTACTGCAAAAGCCTATTTGATTTTTTCAGTAACAATATTTCTAACTTTCAGGTTACTTCCTTCATACACGAAGCCGTTTGCATATTTATTAAATAATTTAGCTCTTCGTTCAGGTGGGAGAGTTTGATAATTACTGACATTAGCGAGTCTATCAGCAACTTTTAAGATCAGTCCTCTGTAGGAGGTGATAGGGAAATTCTTGTTTTCATCTTTTGATACTTGTATAACCAAGTCTGCCACATCCTCATTAAATTCCTTTTGAAGCGTTTCTTTGGTGACACCTTGATCTTCACTGAGATCATGGAGAAGTCCTGCCGTGCGAAGGTTGATATCCTCGGGAGAAATTTTCGTGAGTATTTCATATGTTAGTAATGGATGCTGAATATATTCACCATCATTATATGTTTGTCCTTGATGTTTCTCACTAGCAAAAAGGAATGCTTTATTAATTAATTCATTATCACTGAGCATTATATAGTTGGTTGAGCAGGAGTATTCACAGTAGAAGTTACAGTAACTGAAGGAGATGACGGATCTTTAAGATCATTCTTAACTTTAAGTAATGCATGTTCAAGTGCATAGACAAGAGAAATAATTGTTAGACTTATCCCACCTACTGTTGAAGCATCATTAATAAAAGCATCCTTTGTCTCCGATGGCAAATAACCACTTGCTATTAGAAGACCTGCTAAGACCCCCACTATTGATCGGATAAGTAAACTTGAGTCAGCACTCATAACTACAGTGTAAGCAATCTCCTTCATCTCTGTCAAGAATGAATAAATATTTGAGTCGTTAATGCAATAACGACACAGAGTATAAATAATACCACTTTGAATAATTTATTTGTTACTGGATCAGAAACAATTAAATCAATCCCCTTCTCAAATAACCAAAATACTAAACATGCTAAGAAAAAACTGCTAACAGTTCCATTGATTGAAATGTTCATATAGCACCCCCTTTCGGTTCCCAAAACCATCCTTTGATTTTTGACCAAAAGCTTACTCCAGTGATAATTACTCCATCTTCAGATTTTGTAGGCATTAAATTTTTAAGACTGAGCTTTTTAACATATTGTATGATTCGATCTCCTATCTGTTGATCCGTTGCGTTGGGGTCATCAAGGTTTAATTCTTTAGCAACATTATGAAGTATTCCCGTTGCGATCCCTGCTGCTTTTAGAATAAGATCTAAATCGTCTTCCTTGGAGAGCGCATCTTTTGTTATTTGATCTAGTGTTTTTTGAGTTCGAGATACACCGAGGCCATCAACAATACTATTAAGAGAATTTGTAAGAGAGGTATTTTCATGACTTAGGGTATATATCTCTTGAGCGTAGTCCTTATTTGATGAAGCTTGCTTCTCAATTTGCTCATTAAGATTGACAATTTCTTTTTGTTCACCACCAAGCTGGGTCTGAAGAATAGTAATTTTAGTGTTTGCTTCATTTAATTGCTCCTGTAGTGATGATATCTGATCTGTTGCCTGTGTCAACTGGGTCTGAAGCGTTGCCGCTTGCGCTGTTGCTTCTTTAAGTTGTGACTGACATGCATTTGTTGCTTGGATCTGTGCATTTAATTGATCTGTTATTTGTTGATCAGTGACGGTTACGTTTGTTGTTTGAGATTGTGCTGGGTCATTAAAATGAAGCCATCCCAGAAGCCCATCATATGTATGTGTTTGTAGATGAGTAGAGGAGCCAGTAGGATAGTTTTGATCAATACTCCGAAACGACTTCACATCTCCATCAACAAATACACATATATGTCCTTCAGGGGTATCAGCAGTTTGACCATAAATTGGTATATCTCCAACTGTTGGAACGTTTGTTGGAGTATTTGCAACCAAAGTGAAATATTTCGCTGCGGGTAAATTCGCAAAGTTAGTATATACCATATATGCAAACTCTCCATAAATTACAAGAGGATCTTGAATGCCGAGAATTTCCTTTATAAATTGATGGGCAACCGCCATACAAGAGCCAGTAGGAACATTAACAAAGGGGATTATTTTACCATTCCACTCATTGAGAAAAGATTGGACTTTAGCATCCATACCTCATTAGTGTAAACTTTTATTGTTCACTATGTCAATATGGTCACAAATTTACAACGATTTTGGTGATTGGAGGCTACTTGCAGTATGTCTTATTCTTTATTCAGTCACATGGTTTCGAGGAGATGCACAATTTAACATTAGGAAATATGAAAGGTGGGATATGATCAGATTAAAAAGAAACGCCTCCAGAAATAAATTCAAGAGGCGCATCACGAGGAAGTAAACAGTCATTCAGACAGGAATAAAACTATCTAATTCAGCTCGCCTATCTTAGTATATGATGTTGAGCAGAGAAAATCTAGTTTTAGCACTATTGATCATAATATGTATTCTCTTTTATTTCATTAATTCTTACCTGAGTGATTCTCTGTATTCTCAAACCCCACAATATTTACAAAATAAACAAGAGATACAACAATTAATTATTGAAAATAATGCGTTACAAATGGAGCTTTTACAAAAAGAGAGTTTTATACGGATTGCTACGGAGTCTGCCAAAATGGGACTCACAATGCCTGAAAGTCCCATTTATCTACCTAAATAATTTCTTATGCTGTTGGAGCTTCTGCATTAGCAACTTCTGCCACCTTTGCATTTACCTCTTCAACGCTTCCAAAATTAAATTCTTCCTTTGCTTCTTGTGTAACCACTTTAGAAACAACTACATGAAAACTATTATCTGGATTTCTCGTAATTGATACATTCGCCATTCAAATCACCCCCTTTGTACACATTAGTATATCACTGTCGGGCTTGTTGTAAAATACTCGCTGTCAACTCAGGAGGAATTGGTTTATCACCATTCATTTTATGAAGTAACTGGAGGGCTTGAGTAATCGCACGAGCCTTTCCATTTGGCATTTTATCATTTATATCCGCTTGCATGTCTACAAGCTTTCTAATAGGCGTTGGTGGCTTTTCACCATATAATGCCCGCAGATCGTGATTACTAACTGACTCTGATTCTGATTGAGGTAGATGTATCTGTACCTCTGCTTTCGTTCCATCAGGAGCAACAATATCACTATGATACGCCTCATAATTACCTACTCTCACAGTTTCTTGCTTCTTAATTTTAAACAGTCCTGCATCTTCCATCTGGGAGAGTTCTTGTTTTACTTTTTTAAAATCTTCTGGTTTTTCAACAGTGAATCTTCCACCGTACAGATCGTTAAGATTATCCATACCATACTTTCTTCCCTCCACACGTTTTTGGATAATCTTTCGCTGTGCTACATCCATGTTTTTAATTCGTGAATTGAAAGTTGCTCCTGGGATAGTTGATGCAGCCATCTTAAATGCCTGATCTAGCATGTCTTTCACCTTTTGTGCTGCTAGACGTTTTAGTTGTAACTGTTGTTGGCCTTGTGGGCTAACCACATCAGGTGCTACTTTAACAGCAAGTTGTGGAGTTATTTGTTGTTCTGGTACGCTTCCTCTCATATTGCATAATTGCCCTGTATCCAGACAGCCTTTGTTGCGTTATTACCGTATTGCATCTGGATTGTCGTTCCCCCTGCAAGAGTACATTCAAATGGAACACCGTTAGGAGCGTTCGTATCATCAGCCGAGGATAATAATCCCATTGCAGGATCATGAAAAATATTCCCCGTTATATTTGATGGGATTGGCTGGTTAATAAATACCCCTGTTGTTGTCCCTGCTGTTCCATATGAGACATGAAATCTATATCTGACTTCATGACCATCAATCTTAAATTGGGAAGTTGTCGTTGTGAGTCCGGTCGGTGCTGTGCCTGTATAATTAACGCCTGAGGTATAATCTAGCCAGTCAGGAAACCCATTAGGATTTGTGCTCTTTGAGTACTGAAAATTCGTTATCGCTGTTGTTCCTATCACATACGTTGTTCCTCCCGTTGCAAGAAGAGTCGTTCCTGAAGGAACAGAATACACGTAAGCACACAAAGTCGATCCTCCTTGAGTGAATTGTAATTTATCTCCTTTATCATATTTATTTGAGGCTGTTGCTTGTACTGTTAGTGTTCCTATATTTATGCCTTGCGCTGAGGTTGTCCCAAGTACTGTTGCTATTTCATTTGCCTGTATCCACCCATTCCAAACATTTATTATTGGTGTTCCAAGAGTTGCATTATTATATACTCCATTAATGATCGTTCCAGAATTTGTTCCTTGTCCATTTAGTGTTTGACTATTCGCTGTCCCACCAGTAATTGAAGGAGTTCCCAAAATACCATTATTAAATGTTCCTTTAGCAACTACCCCTTGAAGTGTTCCTCCATTGACTGCTAAAGGAACCCATCCTGATTTGTATCCTGCGAATACGTTTGTTGCTGAGTTTGTTCCTAAAAATCCTTCAATCGCTGTAACCTCATTATTAACTGATCCATGGAGTAGCGCATGATCAATGGGTCCTGAAACAAGACTTGTCCCTGAGGGATTCGTTAATGAAACAACTGTACCTGGAAATGATGCCATATATCTAGTCTATCAAATATTGCTAAGAGTTTGTATAATTAATTTATGCAATAAGACGCATCATAAACACGACAAACCTTCTCTTTCTACCCTTGCGGGTATTTAAGGTAGATAGTGAGAAACCTCCCTCCTGTTTCCTCCGTACCGGAAACCGTAACTTTACCTTCATAACCTGTCAACGCTTCTCCTATAAATAATATGAGTGTTAACGAATCCCTTTTCTTATCCCTCTAAGATCTTGCTTAGAGTCAAAGGATACCTGTTATAAAAACAAGGGTACGCTTTCCGTATACGTTTTCACAGTGCAGTATTGTTAGCTCTTAATGAGTGGGTTGCTGCTTCCCGAACCCTCCTCTTCAATCATTTGATCAAGAGAGAAGCGTATGTGAGTAAGAGTATGAGAAAGGGCTGCGGATGATAATGTTTTATTTAATTCAGAAGAATAGGATTCACCACCAATTTGTCCTTCACGAGTGAAATATGTATCGATGAAATCTCCCCATACCGTGGCATCTTCAAAGCCATATTTAGGTATACCTAGAATTTCCGTTTTTATTTTATTGAGCAGTTCGTTGTTAGTCATTAAAAAACGCCCTTAAGTGCGGGGGATATAGATCCTTTGCGGTTTCCCGCACACTTAAAAGCGTTTATAGATCTATATTCATTTAATAAACCGCATAAATAATGTATACCATTTTTATTATAAATGCAAGACTCAAATGAGGTTTTTATTTGCACACATTAATATTGATATATTTATTGACAGATTGATATATCGGTGATATACTATCGGCTAGTTTATGAGATATTATATTATAGCATTTATTATATTATTAGTTGGCTATTTATCATTACCCAAAGATATGGCGGTTGCTAACCCTCCTGTCGCACCTATGGATCAGGTAACCTCCGTTGATCGAGATGGTAATGGATGCATCACTATTCATGAGGCGCATGCGGTGGGGAAAAATGATCTCCCAGTACAGATCGTGAAATGTAATAAGTAACTATTGGATCTGACCCCCGAAGTCAAAATTGGATGGAGGCATTTTTGGCATCCCTAATGCTTGCTGTAGTTGTTGTCCACCGCTTTTTCCTGCCGGTCCCTGTGGTATCCCATTTGCGTTAGCAGGAGTACCGGAATAACCTTGTACTTGCTGTATCCATTGACTCTTAACAGTAGACATTGCTGTATCTAATGCACTCATAAGTGCATCTTTCGTTTTGTATTGTGTAAAATCTGTTCCGGTTGCACTTGAAAGATATTGTAAATATTTAGACATTTGAGCATATTTTCCATTACTTGCTTTACTAAGAGCATCATACCCATTAGGAATAGCATTTAAGAAACTCGGGTCTGCATCTTTAATTGATTTATATGCAGTGTTACCAACGGTTAAGATCTGAGAGACTCCTGGCTGTGTTGCGGTACCAATCCATGCATCTCGTAAAGGTTGCTGACTTTGATATTTAGCTTGTAAGGCTTGCAGTTGTCCTGAATCAGTATTGTATGCCTGTGGATTCCCAAGTTTTTCTTGTCCCATCTTTTGTTGTAGAGCAGATATTTGCTTTGCATAATCGCTTGTATTCATAAGTACTCCAGTTTGTATAGGATCAGTCAGAGAATACCTATTGTTGACATTATTGATCTGGTTTGATATACTTCCCCCGTTATGGATTTGCCCTTGTTCATTTATGCTACTGCTGTTTGGTTGGCTCCCGTTATCTGGGTTGCTTTCTGGATTGGATTGGCCATTTACTTTGGATTTAAGAAAATCAAATAGATTCGATGCACCCACTTCTCCTAATCCAGCAGCATTGCTAAGTACACCACCAGCTGCATGTGCTCCTGTTGCTCCTAGTAAAACATCAAAGAATGGATTTTTAATAGTAGCATTTGCTAATTTTCCCATAAATCCAGGTTGAGTTGAGGCTGCTTTAATTTCTGCATCTCTAGCTTTTGCTATTGAATCAGCAGCATCATATAAATGAGATTGTTGTGTGGTAAGCTCTTTTACCTCCGGATGTAGATCTGTAATTGTGTCATCCAAAGTTTGTCTTGCAGCGAGAATTACTTTGTCTTTATCACTTAAACTGGTACCATTATCAATCTTCTTAAAGATAGACTGTGCATCTTGATTAACCTGTTGTTTTATTTTCATTAAGCTCTGATCCGAAACCTCTTTGGGATTAAGAGAAGCGTTTCCTCCAGATGCTTCGTTCGTCAAATCAGATACATATTTTTGAGCTGCTTGTTGAATGTCTTTTCTGGTTGACTGTGAAGTACGATATACTCCTTCATTCTGCAAATTTTTATCATAATCTTGCATTATTTGATCTAGCGAAGTAGTTTTGGGATTGTCAGCCATAGTTTTAGTTATTTGATCTCCCAAGTTACTCATTGTCGATTCTAGATTATTATATTTTTCTGTAGCTGTATTTCCTGGAACTATAGTATCAACGGTTTTCTGTACATCTGCTTCTCGTCCTGCTCCATATACACTTGGTTTAAGACTAATACGAACAGGACTACCAGTATTCTCTGCTTTTTTACCAAGTCCTAAAAATCCTGCTTCTAAGCCTCCAGGTTGTGCTTTAGCAGTATTGAATGCGTCTTGCGTTGTTTGTATCCCTTTTTCTGCAAGTTGAGGAACTGCTTCTGCTCCTTTTACAGCTTCTCCCCCCAGTAAAGAAACTAATGCGCCTGCACCATAGGGAGAATATGCTTGATCAGCCGTCAAATTTAAAGGATTAGTAACAGGTTGACCAGCTACATTATGTGATTGCATCCCTAAGGCTCCTTGTAAGAATTGTCCTGGAGCAGATTGAGTTAATGCATCATTCTCATTTAATGTAGATAATTTTTGTCTCTGTGGCATTTGTTGTGTTGGTTTAGTTCGTGTTTTTGGTTGGCTTAACATTTTAGTTAATGCGTCAAAATCAGTCCCACCCGTTTGTCTAAGAGTATCCATAAAATTACCAGCATCAGATCCGATATTTTGCATATCTCCGCCAGCCCGAGTTAATAAATTTTGTAATAATCCTGCACCGGTTGCCATATTATTGTCCTGGAATAACATATCCTAAGGGTGTTTGATGAGTTGTATCAATCCATGTTTTTAGTGGAATAGTCTCTACACCATGAGATGTTGCAGATACAAGATTTTGTTGATTATCTAGGAAGCCCACGTGACCTTCTCCAAAATTACTATCATCTCCTTTAAAATAAATCATGCTTCCAGGTGGTGCTTTACTAATATCTCCTGGTATGGCTTTCCCTTCTTGAAGATAGTTATCCCATGCATTTTGTGCTGTAGGGAACATATTCGTATGTCCATACGCTACTTGTTCAGCAAAAGCTTCACAATAATTATTGTAAGACTGATCCCCAGCATCATTCTTCGCCATTTTTACATATGTATCATCTAACGGATGTGGGTTAGGATTTTTTCTTCCCAGAAAAGAATCCACAATCACATCAGCCTGATTATGAGGCTGTTGTTGACCAGATTTCTGTTGAGAGAAATAAGAATTGACTATTTGATCTGCATCCATAATTAAATTTTCCCAAACTGTCCGGTTGCCGGATTAAAATATGATTGAGAATTAGTATTGAATAATGTATTCCCTGGAGCAATATTTTGGTATTGCACTCCAAGTTGTGCAATTTTGAGAGCATTTGCTAAAGCTGCCGGTAAATTAGCTGCTTGAGCACCGTATAAATTAGATTGAGATTGATTTAAAGCAATCTGGCTTGGTAAAAGATTTTGTTGCAATTGTAAGCTCCCATACTCCAAAGGCAAGTTAGCACCAAACTGTGCATTTCCCTGTTGAATCCCTGCAATCGCTTGGGCAAGCGTATTTGTGTCATTAATTGATCCTTGTCCGATTGCTTGCGTGTTGGCCGCTTCTGCACCATATACAGGTTGTAATGCCCCTTGTGTTTGTTGTTGGTAGTACTGACTATCAGGTGATATTCCACGTCTTGCTAATGCCTCTCCTGTTGTTGCTGTTGTTTGATTGATAAGAGGCTGATACTGTCCTGTTACTGTTTGCAGAAGACTTCCATATTGATCCGCTAAGCCACTCTTTTGTTGTTGAAGACCAGAAACAGCTTGTTGAGACTGTTGATTATACTGATTAATTGCACTTTGTTGTGCAGCTTGTTGTTGAAAATAATTATCAATTTGCCCTTCATTTCCTCCACCGAATTGATTCATCAGATTTTGTGCCTGTTGATTATCAACTCCCTGGATTCCATATTTTTGGGCTTGACCTATGATTTGGGCAATGTTGTAGCTCAGATGTTACCTCCTTAAACACAAAAAAACCGACCACCAGAGACAGTTCTCTGTATGATCGGTTCGCTTTTGCGTACCAATTTCTATCTATACGATATTATCTTAACTTTACATCTTTTTTGCGACTTTGTATAGTCGTAAGCATGACTTCATCATCAGGATTTCTTTTAAGATGTTCCATTTCATGCCATGTAGCATGAGTTAAATCAATTTCTTTCACAATAGGATTTCCATGTTCTGTAATCGTTAATCGATCAGTCCAGACAAATCGTTTACCATCTTGTAAAATAACGAGTCGTTTAGGCATATTTATGTTACTGTTCCACTATTAAGATTAAGATATTTATACTGTGAGACAAAATAATACGTTCCAGGAGATGCCATATTATTATGAATCGTCATGGTAAATGCAGAAATAACAGAACCGATTGTGGCAGTTGAGAAGGTATTCCAATCGTTATCACACATAAATGAATATGATCCATAACTTTGTGACCCTCCCAATGTTGGGTAAATCTGTCTATTAGGTATTGCAGCAGTTCCCTCATAAACAGCAAGATAGGGTATAGCAAAATTCATCTCTGTTCCATGAGGAGACTGAGGAGTAAGCGTATCAGTTATAAACTGTGTTGATCCTGCTCCAATGGTTCCTGTAAGTGTTGCAGAATTTGATATCGTCCCAGGACTCTTAATATTAATTTTAGAAAATTTTGCTTGTTTTACTTGTAATCGTTGATTTATTCCAAACTTCCAAGGGACTTGGGATTGCGGAATAGGCACATTATTGATGGGAGGTGCATTATTATTAATTGCGTTATTATCCATAGTTATCCAATTAGTTGTGGTTCAGCATCTACCTGTTGAGAAAAAAGTGTCCACTGTGAGCTATCAGATGATTCATAGAGTCTGATAAAAAGAAATCGTGAACGTGGGAGGTTATTTGAGTCATTCGGAAATCTGATCTCAAGTGTTCCATCTGAAAACTGCCAATAATCATTTGGCCCTGCAACCTGCCTGGTATTAAATGCCTCAGACCAACGTAACCGTTGTGGGTCCATGGAATCACTAAATGCAAATTGTACATTCATCTCACACCCTGGGGTAAAAAATGCACGGTAATATTTCCATCTCTTTTGCCATGATGAGCCAGTGACAGATGATGCGCTCGTTGGTGTGAATGACGATCCTTGGGATGCATATGTAAACATAAAGATCATCTCAGAAGGTATCGCTGCGGTATTATCACTGGTTGCTCCTGGATCATATTGAAATACATCTCCTGTGGCATTACCAAAAATCATTTGTTGATGACCATTTTGATCATAATATGACGTTATTGCCGTTGGAAAATCACTCATCTGCCAATAAGTGAATGTATTCTTTTGGTAGTCATATTTGATAATCGCATTATTAATAATCTTTCCTGTAAAGTCATCATTGATATTCCCGACAACTGCCAAATAATCCCAATAGAGAGTTGCACCAAGCGCATTCCCTGAATTAATGAGATTTACTCCTGATACGGCAACGCCTAGTTTGTTATAAAACATTCGTTGAATGGGTGCTGAAATGAGTTGTTTATTTGCTCCATCATGACCAAACATTCCAAGCTGATGAATATAAAACCAGTAGTCATCAATTTGTGTAATTGATTTAGGACTTGTTGGGCCAAATGTTGTTGAAGTATCAACAAGTGTTATATCATCCCAGTTAAAAAGTGCCCCTTTATTCTTAGGGATAAGGAGTCTATCTCCCGCCACAAATGACTTTGTTACTGCCCCTGGCCCTGGAATAGTAAACGATGATGAATCCGCAGGTAAAGCAATATTCCAATTATCAGCAGAGCCATAGGAAGAGTAAGTAAAATTACTACTTGTCCCATCTGAGGCATAAATGCGTTGATGATAGTTTGTCATATATTGTGCGCCAAGTGGTGCTCCTACAGTATTACTAAATGTGGTTCCATTAATGGTGTGTCTTGGTGTGCCTCCATCAGCAATGATCATCGTGCCGTTAAGAACTGCTGAATCAACATAGGCATTATTTACAATAGTTCCTCCCGCATCTGTTCCTGTTGAGCCTTGAGCAAGTACCCAATTTGCCGTACCTTGGAGAGAATAATATAGTAACGATCCTGCGGCACGATAGAGATTTATTTGTGTGCCTTGTTGAAAGGGAAAAGCAAACAACGCATTCACCTGAGCACTATCTGGTTTATTAAGAAATGTCCGATATCCACCACGCTTTGAAATACCACCATTAGGAAAAGAAATAGTATTAAGTGCATGGATCAACTGACCATCTGAGGGGCCTTGCAGTGGGTTGTGATACGTGTCTACCGATTGAATGTTTGAGTAATCGAGTGCCATATTACCAAGTCCAGTAGGAGAGATCTCCTTCAAGATCATCCTCGCCTCCGCTTAATGATTCTGCCATCTGAATCATTTTTATGCCGCTTTGATCCCTTGGTGTCACTTCTGCGATGAAGTCATTCTTAAGTGCTAAATATATTTGCATATGCTGTTGGGATTCTGCGTCCTTTTGGTCTAGTCCATATGCAACACCCAAACAATATTCAACAAATGCCGTAGTATATGCTTTAAGCGTTAAAGTCAATTCATCTGAATCGTTAACTAGAGGCGTGAAGCGTTGAGCATAGGTAATCTTTGCTGATCCTGCCTGTTGATGAGGAAGTATTTCAAAGGTTGTTTCACCAATCCACGAATGGCGTGGAGTAAATGCTGAATAATAATCCATCTCAATAAATTCATTAACAGGAATTTCACGACTCAACGAATAGGTAACACCTTGATCATACGTTATTTCAACTTTAACCGCTTGCTTGAAATATGAGTCAGTTACCGTTCCCAGACCATTTGTGCCAAAACCGTAGGCAGCAGTACCAAGCATGTAGCCTTGATTAACTTTTATTGCAGCATTTTGCATCATTTCGTAGGCTTCATTAATCCATGAAGTAATAAGCGTATCGTCACGAATATATCCAGCAGAGTAAAGCTTGTCTTTTATACGTTGTCTAAGTGCCTGTAGTGAATAAAATGTTGGACCTCCTGGAATAAAAACACTTGATGAGCCACTCAGATCTCCATTGAGTGAGTTGTAGAACTGCACTGCATATGCATAGCCTACTGCACCAGTCGAGTCATTATATTGGGTATATTGTGAATCAGGAGTGATATTTACTGTCGCAAGAGCTGTGAATGGCCCTCCAGTTCCAGAGGTTGAGCGATTAATAACAATTTGATCATAATGAATCTGATAGATGGGTGTATCTAAATCATGGTTATACAGAAACGTTCCACCTGGGTTTGATGCCGATGTCCCAAAGTTCATGGTAGTTCCTGAAATCGTTGTTATAGGAAGTATTTCTGCTGTCTCTTCACCAGTTTGTCCAAACTGAACCATCCATGACCCATTAAACCCAGCAGGATTTCTTACAAGCGCTGAGGTGTTACCAGGGACAATAACTGATCCTAAGTAAGTTTGTTGTATACCTTGTTGTTGTGTTAAAGAATTTTGTACATTTAAGATCATATAGTTAGTATACTCTTAGCTACCCATTCCTGTCATCATTAAGACATTTGGCTTCCGAGTTGTGGCAGCAACAGTTCCCTGAAGTTCTGCACCAATAACAACAAGATTTGAAAGGTTATTTGTATTAGTAAATCTCACTGTTCCACCTGATGAATCAGCACCCAACACCATAGCACCATTCCCAGCAGTTCCCCGTTGTGTTCCAATTGCAACTGATCCCGTATTATTATCATACGCAACAAAAGCAACAGTTATGGCATTGGCAGGAAGGGAAGTAAACGCAACTGATCCACCAGTTGAATTATTCGTCCCAATAAAGACCTGTGATCCGGCAAAAGGTGTTGTTTGATTAACACCTGAATAAGAGACTGATAATGCGTCATATTCTCCCCCTGAAGGAGTACCAGAATACGTTCCTTTAATTGTCCCAAGACCTGTTGGAGGATTTAAAAAATACCAAAATTGTGCACTAATGGGATCACCTGTTTGCGTTCCTGATTTAAGAAGCGTCATAGCAGTCCCGTTATAGCTCATGTTATTAGGAGTTGCTGTCCCTCCATCAAAAACATATGCTTGAATAATACCGCTTGTTACTCCCGCACCAACAGTATGAGTCCAGGAAAGTACTGAACCAACACCATTATTTAGAGTTCCTGATGCATCATATGTAGGTACTGCCATAAACTATGCTGAAATAAAGTAGCCTATTGAAAGATCAACTGTTCCTGCTGCTCCTAATGTGAAGACTAGATCCTGATTTGTCATACCAAGATTCTCAGCCCGTGGAAATGGAATAACTACTCCACCTACTGTTTGTGTCCCTAATACTCCTCTAAAGTAAACATTTGTTCCTTGTTGTGCCGTCCCAAATCCCAATACGCAAAGAACAGTCCCATTCGGATTATCAATCACAATTCGATTCATCCATAGAGAGGTTCCTGCTCCAACTGACGCTGACCCAATAATTGTTCCTGAACCCGCAGCAGAAAATCCAATATTAGTTGCAAAGCCTATTTGATTTTGCGTCGTACGGGCATCTTGTCTAAACGTTCCTGTGTTAATTGTTCCTGCTTGAAGCGTACCTGCATTATATACTTGCCCTACATTCGTTAAAGAACCTTGATTTTGAAGAGTCCCAAGTGTTCCTATTGTCCCTAGGTTTCCAGTAATTGTCCCAAGGCCAAGCGTCCCAATCGTGCCAACTGCTGTAACAATTCCAACTCCTGGCAATGTTCCAAGTCCTGAAATTGTCCCTAGTGTACCTATGGTTCCTAAATTCCCTGTAATCGTACCCAGTCCAAGAGTACCAATTGTACCAAGGTTCCCTGTTATTGTTCCCAGTCCTAATGTGCCTATTGTTCCGACCGAAGCAATAGTCCCTGCTGTTACAGCAATACTTCCTCCTGGAAGGTTTGAAAGACCACTTACTGATCCTATACCAACTACTGTCCCAACATTAGTAATTGTTCCGTTTTGAATAGTTCCATTTACCCCACCTGACCAGATACCACCGTTCGTGAATGTTCCTTGAGCATCAGTGCTTATCTTCATTACAGGAATAAGTGTTCCTGCTGCTCCACCGGTGTTATCCGTAAGTAATGCGCTCTGGGTTCCCTGATTACTTGTAAATGAATTAACTGCCATAGTTATTGACTAACATATAAAAACCAACCCGGACCAACTATTTGTTGATGGTTTGGAGCAGGTTTTAATGTATAAATATCATAATATCCAGCAATTGTTGGAGAAATATTCTCTGCTAAAGAAATCAGTGGAGCACTATCTTGATCAACATTATACATACCTCCATACATCCACCCAGCTTGATTAAATGAAAACCCTGCCTGGTCATAGGTAAATCCCTGATTTTCAACCTGTGCATTTGTTGTACCACCAGTAAGAATAGGCCTATCTGTATAAATATTGTTTGCCATTACCTCTAGTATGTATTATTTAGCAAAGAGGGTCAAGAGAGGTGTACCAATTTGTGTTCCTGCCGCAACAAATTGTACAAACCGAAGAGGCGTAAGAAAAGTAATCGGGCCATATACCTGTGTTCCTGTTGAGCCTATTTGTATCGTCTGTGCTGTAGTTCCTGTTGTTCCTATATATGGTACAAAGTTTGAACTTTTATCAGGAGCAGTCCATACCGTCCATGTTGTTCCTCCCGTCACGGTTCCATTTGGATCAACTTTAAGAGCGAAATTAGTCCACCCTGAAAGATCAAAGGTTGTTGATACAGATCCTTGTCCGTTAATACTTCCTCGTAAGATTGCTGGATCATAAGGAATTGTAGGTTGTTTTGTTGGTTGTGGAAAATCTGGTACTCCAAACTCATTTGCCATAATTTAAGTTTACGCTGACAGTTGAGGCGTTGTCAAGGAGTCTGGGTACATTTCTTTCTCTAGATTGTTCAAATAGGGTATCCATTTCTCGCTCCATACCTTATCAAGCGCATAGGTTTTCTCAATATGTTTTCGTGCTTTTTCTCCCATGAGATCAAGCTTCATGCCCTTCATGCGTATCATCTGTTTATATAAACTCTCAATTGATGGATATTTCATGTATGATCCAACTTGAATAAAATGCTGACAACCCACTTCTGTTAAGTAACCAGTAACTTCAGGAATGATAAGTTCAGGCATTGAAGTATAGTTATTCGTGATAACAGGTATGCCACACGCTTGTGCTTCGATAGCAGTTATTCCAAAGCCTTCAGTTGAACTTGGCATCAGATAAACATCAAAGGTATTATAAATATAATTCATATCTTGTTTCGTACAGAGATACTCTCGTTTGTATTGATCAGGAAAGATAATCCGTTGCAAGACACCCTTTTGCATAGCATGAGTTTTGATAGGATACGCATTTGCCATATCAGGATTAGTATGAATATATAAAAAGCTATTAGGATGCTTCTTCACAAACTCGGCAAAAGCATCGATTACTTGACCAAATGACTTGCGGGTTAACATATCCTTATTCATGGCTACCATCCCAAAGATAAACGCATTCGGATCAATACCTGCTGCAACTCGCCTTTGCATTCTCTCCTCTTTACTTAGTGGATAAAAGATTTTTGTATCAACGTGATGTGGAATATACGTTGATGAAAATCCTGCCTCCTGTAGCTTCTTTTGACCAAATTTACTCATGGCAACAATACGATTGGCAAACCTCAGATTCTGAAGAATTGGTGGAGGGACAGGATCATAATCAATAGGACACCATGGAATAAATCGGGTAAGTTGTGCCAGGTCTTGCGGGTTTTGTATCCAGAGATCAAAGAGTCCAAATGTTACATCTGCTCCAAAATGTCTTCCATGCCATAACATTGCATCTGAGCCTGATATGTGATCCATGGAGGGATAATTTGTTAATCCATCTTCATCATGAGTAACATAGCCAATCTGACCAAAATTATTTACAAATGCAAGATTTGTCTTATCCCACCCTGACTCAAGAAGCTTCCGTCTGATATCAGCACTCTGTTGAGCGTAACCACTCGAAGCCTTCCAGTGATTGGAAGTCCACATGATTTTTAATTTTCTATTCATTTTAATATTCCTAAGATATCATTATTAATATAATGCATTACATTTTCAGGGAAAAATGCACTCCAATTATCTTTGAGTGCTCCTGATCCCCCACCCATATGTACCAAGTGAACCCATACATCTGCCGCAGGAAATGGGGTATCACCTAAACCCTTTGGAATAAATACCTTACCCTCTTTAATCTCAGACCGTGCAAGCTCGCCTTTTGAGATAATTCCATACCAGTGCATATCTGCATCCTTTGAGGCAGGATTATCAAAGCACCACACATTGTAATTACCTACGTAACATAAGAGGTTTAGCCCGTCTTGTTCTTTATATTGGCTTCGATTAAACTGCTCGGTGAAACACCAGACTTTCCATTTATGAACAAAATCTCTTGATCGCACGGCAACCATTCCACAGTTAAAATATTCAATCGGCCAGATGCCAACTCGTGCTATTTCAACAACTGGGTAGAACTTCTCATCGTGTCTGTTCCAATTAATAACAGTTCCTATATCATAAGTCTTTACCTTCAATATATCCTCAAGCGGTGCAAGGACTAATTGATCAACATCAAAGCCAACAACGAGGTCATAGTCCTTTAAGAGTTCCTCCATAAGAATAGGCCTCTGTCGATAAAAGAACATTGAATCTTCAAGATATGGTGTAAGATCGACTACTTGAACCTCTTTAGGAAGCTTGGCAAGCTCAGTTTTATCCTGCATGTTTGTATAGAAAAGCATGGTTATCTCCTGTGGATCATGGAATTTAACCATAGATTTCCAAAAAGTCACCCCATACTTGAAGTTATTGACATCTGCTACCGCAAAGAAGCAAACCTTTTCTTGTTGTTGAGTTTGGACGACATTTTTCATCTTTTATTACACTTTTTACAGAATGCTGGATCACCACCATGAATACATGTCATACTTGTTGTGCCACATAACATGCAGCACGTGTTCCTCCTATCCAATGGAATGTATACCCTAGTTTTTCAAATGCTTGTTTAAACTGAATCTGTGACATAGCAGACCAATTATGCCATTCTCCAATGACAAGTGGGATATCTTTAGTATGTCTTTTAAAAGCATCTGAAGTAATGATCTTTGACTCCTCTCCTTCAGGATCAAGTTTTAGGAGATCTATATGATCAATTTTTGCAAGCTCAAATAACTTATCTACATCTATTACCTGAATTGTTTCAGTCTGAACGTTTGGATCAAGTTGCATAAGAGAAAATGCAGTAGTATTTTTTGTAAGATAAAACGTCTTCTCCCCATTCTCATTAGAAAGACCATAGGGAAGTGTTTCAACATTCGTTAGCTTATTGAACTTAATCATCTGTTTGAGTGTGTCCTGATGCATCGTAGAAGGTTCTAGACCTATTACACGTTTAGCATGATCATGAACATAATAAGAAAAGAGTCCAATATTCTGTCCCACATCAACGACAATTAAATCTCTTTTACCAATAAGATAAGGTGCATAAATACTCTGAAGATAGATCTCTTCCATGATCTCGGGGATATGCGCATTTTCGAAGTCTTTAAAGAATAGTGCTTGTGTATCAGGCATTAATCATGAGGTACGCAGGAAGAAGAATACTAAATATAAAAGAGGTTGTCAAGCTATAAGGCACACATTGTACCTTTACCAACATTATTGAACGTTGGAGTAAGTATCACGTCATATACATCAGTTAATGCAATACCTGAGGTTCCTTGGAATGCATGACGGGTTGTATCAATAAGTGTCCCAAGCGCTGTTCCCTTATTTAACACTGTTGGTGTACCATTATTAATCCATCTAATATTAACAAGATCACTTGTCCCACCAACTTTTGTTAATAACCCAAACCAATTAGATGTTCCAACTGTCCCATATCCTATGGTGTATGTTCCGGTAGTAGATGTGTTTGGATTAACTGTCCCTGAAACAAACTTTGCAACGATTGCTGTTCCATAGGTTGTTCCGCCTCCTGCAACAGATCCTAAAGCAACAGTCTCTGTAACGGGTGATCCAAACTGATCTAGCCAGTTAGCAGTAATAGTTCCACCAGCAGTTCCACCAGTAAAACAATAAGCAGCAGTACGAGGCCAATCAGCATACTGACTCGCAAGAACAATGGGTTGTACTGTTGTACCAGTTGAAGTTCCAGCACCAAACCATGATGAAGAGATGGCAGGATTCTGCACCTGAACTATATAATACTGATCCATGTCTTTTTGGGAAATCTGATATGCATTTACATTTGCTGCATACTCATGTCCCATTTCTCCAAATCCACTCATAATTAATCCTTTCCGGGCATATAACTATACCCTCCATATAATGTGTTACCGTTTCGTAAGTTCTTCTGCCTCATTTCTTCTATACGCCCTAGCTTATCAACTAACTTATCCCCATAGAGCTTTTTCATCAGTTCATTGCCTAAATATTGATCTATGGTTTTAGTTCCTCCTCCTCCTAAACGGTAACATCCATAAGAGGCAAGAACATCAGCGATATTTCCTGCTGCCTTCTCTGTTTTCTCTGATAATCTATTCTCAAACTTCTCAGTCTCAGCTAATGTCTCATTAATAATCTGATAATTACGAGCTGCTGAAAAATTTCGATCCGGCACTTCAACATACGCTTTTCTGTTAATCGGATTGAAATCTCCTAACTGATAATGTTTATCTGTTAAATAACTCATATAGGGTAGAGTGATAAAAACCAAAATTTCTGTGGAATGGGTTACAGGCAGGTATACTCACTCCCGATAATCTTCGTTCTTATTCCTGCCGATACGGTTCATTATCGAGTTTGTCGAACCATGCGCCCGTTTGCAGCAGGTGCTCTACATGCTAAGTTCATGTACCAACTAAATACTTTTTGGAAAGTAATAAAGTCAGCACGTCTTAACAGATTATCTTGAACAAATCCCATTGGTGCAATCTCACATACAGTCCATGTGTCAAGGTTAACAAGCACAGCTTCACCATCAGGACAATCATAATCTTTATAGATTGCAACGTTTCCTTCCCCTGCTTCAAATGAGTACCCACTCCATCCAGAGATAAGCTCTGTTTTATTAACTGTTTTACGAAGTGCTGTTAATAGATCACCAATTCTTGTATACAAGGACTTGTTAACAAACCAGCAGTATCGATCTTCAGGACTTGCAAACTCGTATGCTGAATGGAAGACTTGTTCCATAGCAGGGATACTAATTGACTGGTTTGCTGCTGTACCATAGATTTGTGGTTGCCAAGTAAGCGTTGATCTTGCAAGACCCATGTAGTTACTTGTTCCTTCTGAAAGTGCAGCTCTGAATCCTTGAATTTCAGTTGTACCTGCTGCGTCAGCATCCCCATCAAGAATATAAATAGGTGCTGATGCAGGAATTCCGCCTGATGTATTACCTGTTAAAACAAGTGTTCCTAATGCTGTTCCACCTGAAATACCAGTTGCAGAAATGGTTCCAACTGAAGTACCTGCTGATCCGATACCAATGATGTTTCCTGGAGCGAAATATTTCTGCCATGGCAAGATATCACCATTAATACCACCTGAAGTTGTACCGTAGTATGCGGTTGCTCTTCCATCTGTTGTCATATCACCATTTGGATATTGAATCTGAAGAGAAGATCCTGACAATGATCCACCTGATTCAGGAACCATAGCTATAATCCCTACACCATCAGAGAACATTTGACGGTTAATTTGTTTTGAGAAGTCTTTAACAAGTGCTTTTGCTTGGAAGTCAAGATCATTCATAAGAGCTTGTTTACGAGTTCGTGAGGCTTTCATAACGACATCTGAGATGTCAAAAACTGCTGCTTGATAGGTTGGAGAAAGTGTTCCCTGAGTAACAGGAGCACCACCTGTGTTAAGTTTGGATTTATCGTTTGCGATTGTTTGTACTCCACCGTGTCGGCCTGAACGGATAGTGACAAAGAAGTTGTTGTTCATTTCCTGAACGTTATCATTGGTCTTCAGGATTTTAAGAAGCTTTGTTTGTTCTGGGACATTATCCTGAATAAAGGGTTGGATGATTTTCTCAAACCCTGCTGAATAATCTCCTATGCCTTGTGCTGTTGTTGCCATACGTTAAATAATTACTCTTGTCCTAGTCCCGCCTCATCAAGCCAGCCGCCTAATTGATCTTTTAAGTTATCACTTGTGATCTTTGGAGCTTGGGGAACTTTTTTGCCACCTTGTCGCAAAGTCGTTAATCCTGGTCTTTCTGCTGCTGCTAATTGTGCAGCTTCCCATTTTGCATTTCCTTTTTTATTCATTTGGTTATATGCTTCTAGCGGATCGTTTATTGAAAACGTATTCGCATATGCAAGAACCGCTTGTTTATCAAAAGGTACTCGTCCATCACTTCCATCGATTTTTGTTTCATACTCATCGCATTGCTGTAAGATTCGTTCTGCCAATTTATCTTGTGTCAAGCGCTGATTGAAATATTCATCAACTTCCGCTTTGGTCATGTATCCTTGTTCTTTTAGATAACTCTCAGTTGTAATGCCGTATTTACGAGCATTCTCAACGATTGTTTTTGCATCCTCAGGTTCTTGGACGGTTACTTTTGGCTTTTTTAATTCCTCAAGCTCTGCTTCTTTAGCTGCCAACTTTTCGGCTAAGTCCTTTTTTTCCTGAGCTGTCCTAGTGAATTCTGGATACACCTTATCAAGGGATGTGTTCAGGTCGCTTTCGATTTTTTCTCTCCCTCTTCCGAGTTCAATATATCTACCTGCGTCCTCAAGAGAAATCTCCTGACCATTGATTGTAATAACTTCTAAAGGTGCTGTATCGCTCATATGTCTAGTCTCATCGGTTTCTATTGCTAGAGCCGTATGCTTGTAAACAAAAAAACGAACTGGTCAATCGGAATAAAAACCTCCGAAGAGCTTCTTATCTTTCAAGATCAGTTCGCTAGATGCGTACTAATTTCTGCTGAGATTCCTTTCAAAAATCTAACATTAGAACTAGTGTAGAGTATAAAATGTATTCATGTCAAGCACCAAAATTGAGGCTAAATGTACACAAAAAGGTGAGGTTATTTCTTATTCAACATTGCATGAGCTTTTCTCATAACAATCATTTTCTGGTCTTCTGAGAGTCCTCCCTTATTAATAAGAGCAAGAGCTACCTTTGCGTGATTCTTATCAGGGATCGGATATCGGTCTTTACCGATAGTTGCTGATTGTTCTCGTTGTGCCTGGTCTAAAACTGCCATAATAAAAGTATACTACTGACTCGCTGTTGGTGTCGGTCTACTTGCTGCCTGTTTCTTAATCTCTAGCTCTTGTTGGGTATTTTGATTTTCTGCTTCTGATTGACTCTCAGCATGTTCCTGTTGACGCTCTGCTAGTTCAGTTTGTTTTTCAGTTTGAGACATTTCATGCTGTCCTTTAACAACCTCATGTAATTTATGAGCACTATCCGCTTGTGATGGACTAATTGGTTCTGCACTTGATGGTTTCATGCCAAGAAGCTGTTCAATTTGTCTTCTAACATCATCTGGTGCATCTTTATAGAGTTTAACTAAATCATCAACCTCAATATTTGTTTTACCTTCTTGGTTTAACTGATCTAATAATCCAACTTCTTTCATTGTCTGAAGTACACCAAGCTTAGTTGTTTGCAAGTTCGCATCATTATGTTTAGTAAGGAGTCCCTCAAGTCCGTCAGGTGTCATCTTCAGATCCTTAAGAACTTGTAAGACGGCAATCTTGAGCTGTTGTATCTGGTTATTACTCATCTGTCCTTGGGTTACTCCATTTTCTACAGCTTCCATGAACTCCTCTGTTGCACCGTAACCATATTCCTCAACAAACCGCTTGACAAGCATAGCCATTGCATCAGCAGATAAGAACCCTTCCTGATAGAGTACGGTCATATTCTTCATAAGAACATCAAGCGCTTGTCGTCTCCCGTCTTGGGTCAAACCAAATCCTTGGTCTGCTTCAACTCTGATCTTGAGTTTATGATTAAGAGTCACAATATCATCAGGAAGTTTTGCTCCAATTCGTTTGTGTGCTTTATGACCTCTTGAACCAATAACAGAGAAATATTTCACTTCTTTATCTTCCTTGTATGAGATTTCAACTGGTCTGACATAATCTTTATCCGCACGCTCTAAGATAAGCTCTCCCACACGAGTCACACACTTCTTAAGCCGTGCTGTAGCAAAGCGCATGTTTGTATACTCCTGCTGTTGAATATTCTCAATAGTATTGTTTGCAATATTATTTGGCAATTGACTAATGTTATTACTGGAAATACCTTGCTCCTCAATATATTTATCTGTCATTTCCATAAACTGAAATGGCGTTGAACCAACACTAGAGATATTCATCTGCTCTGGTGGCGCTTGTTCATATTTCACTTGTTGTCCTCCTGGAATATTTGCAATCTGGAGATTCTCTCCCTTTCTGGTCATATAAATACCAGTCACCATAGTATTAATCCATTTCTCAATACGAGTGACCACAATATCTTGGGATTTGTTTAACGGAATAAATCTCTCCATGAGGGGCACTTGATAAAGATAGCCTGACTCAAACCGAAGCTCTGCAAAAGGATATTCATCATAGGGGATATATTCATCTTTCAAACATACTCCACCTGCTGAGAAGGGATGGCGCATAATCATATCGCCCTTACTCTTTCCTTCCATTGCACCTGTATCAGAGCCAAGCTTAACTGCTTGATCCCAATTATCATCTGAAAGATATTCCTTCATAAAGGTCTCCTTAACAATGATTGAATTTAAATTCTGAGCATTAAGCTTCATGCCATACCGAGCTCGCATGTATGCTTCTTTAATTTCACTGGTGGCATAGAGATTGTCAGGTGATAAATCTTTCTTTTTATCCTCATCAAATAACTCACTAGACATGACTTCATTAAAGTCCCATGAGGCAGTTTTAGTAATGAATGGTAGATCATCAAGCTCTCTGACATCTCCATAACAGATAAGATCAAAGGCGTCCAATACATCACCTTTAATGCGTTTGGTGATCGGATCAGTATAGATCTGAAGATAAGATATGCCATTTTTTGCAGTCAGAAGGATCATATCCATGAGTTTTGTCTCAAGCTCCAGTTCATCCTCCCAAGTAGTTGTTAAGAAGATGCCTTGTTTTCGGGCGCTCTCCTTGGCTTTCTCCATAGCCATACGATACCGAAGCATGTCTATTTGACCAGACATTTTGTCTCTGAAGTCTTCCATTGTTACTCGTTCTGGATACACAACGGGATAATAGTTAGGAGTTAAAAGTAATGCACCGATACCACGTACTTGTTTACTTGCTCTAGGAATAGCACGTTCAATATATCCAGCAAAGCGTTGTACATGATCAATAATTTGTCCTGTACGATTATTGACCATTCTAAAGTGGAGTCCATCATCAAACCAGTTGGTGTTGTACCACCGGCGTTCCCAAGACCTTCGTCTCATGATTGCCTGGAAGGACATATCTTCAATGAGTCGTCCAACGTGTGTAGAATTAGGAGAATGAAGAATGGCTGAGTTGATACGATTATCGCTCATGTACCAAGTGTACACGTAAAGTATCCATTTTGTAAATATGATTAACTTTTGTTATCGTTGAGGCTTATTGATTTAAATAGTTGTTCATTAGATTAGTTGTTATTTTGATTTCTACTCTTCTTATTCTCTTCTTGTATTGCTTTAAAGAAATCATCATCTGATATTGCTTCTTCCGGTACTATCTCAGGATCTTTCTCAATAACCTGTTCAGGTTGTACCTTATCAATACTGGTTGTCATAACATAATCATGAGCGTTCTTTGCCATGATTGCCTTCACAAGCCGTGAATTATCCTCAAGTAGAGTTTTCTTCTCTTTTTGAACATTATCAATAAACCACTGCATGAAAAAGAACTCAACAATGATAACAATAAAGAGGCCACCAATGATGAAGAATAAAATGCTATCCATTAAATAATAATTTCTTCTTTCTTTTTAGTAAGTTGTTGCATTTCTCGTAATTGAATTTGATACTGATTTTGTTGTTCGCCTGTTTTGCCATAAATCATTAGTTGCCACTTTTCTACATATTCCCAATGTGGATTATCAGGACAAAGAACCTGATGCCATAATCGTTTAGGAAACGATACCAACCAAGATAGCGCTTCTCCAACTAATCCATAACTTCTCATGCCACCTAAATCTGTTATTTCTCTATCTAAAATATTAATGTGATTTTGGCATTTTAGTTTGTAATCACTTAAGAGATCACTCATAGAGCTGTTTTGGTGTAAAGATTCGAACTTCAATCCTAGGGGTCAAAACCCTATATCCTACCGATTAGACTACACCAAATCGTTAATCGGTCTGTTGTTGCTGATTATCAAACTCTGCACAAAATCTATCAAACCTATTCGGCACATTAAACTTCTCATACTCATATTGCACAGGTACGAGGTTGGTTACACAAGGATTATCCTCATACACATGCAAGTTAATTGCAACTCCATTCTTCATATACGTTACTCCCTCAGGTGTTTCATTCTCTGGAAGTATGCCCTCATTCTCCATGAAGATGTCAAACAGATCCTTATTATCACTAATCCATTCATTACGTCTAATACCAATTTCTATAGAATCACCTGATAACTGATCCTTCCCTATAATTGCTTTAGCAGTTTGTCTAACAGCAAAGAAATCCATAGCAGCACGATTGAAGGCATCCCAGATGAAATATAAAACAGGAAGTAAGACATCATGACCGAGATCAACAGGATCTGGCTCTACAGCCTTTTTTGCCTCCTCAGCATATTTAAATGGTTCAAGATTTATTGTGTTATTCGTATCCTCCATATTGTATATCCTCTACTTCTTGCCAGTCATCCTGTGGCCCTTGACCTCGCTTCATGGCAAGATCTTGCTGAATCACTGTCATCTCCTCAAACAGTTTCTCCATGATAACCGGCTGCATTCCCCAGATAGCTAAACCATGTGAGATGACAATATCGTCATGAAATCCAATAGGTGCTCCATAGATAACTCGTTTAGTTTTCTCCGAGATGTCATACGTAAACTGCTTCAGTTCCCGCTTGGTTTCATCAAGGTTAAGCATATAAATACGCTTAAGTTCTATCCAACTACTGAGCTTTTCAATAATCTGCTTTTTCAACTCATTTGTCAAGTGAATATGCTGTACTGGCACGCCTTCTTGCACTAAATCATCATATGTTGGTTCTCCAACTCCTGTACTATCAAGCATCACAAGTGCACGGTTATATTTATCAGATAAATGCTTGATTCTTGCTCTGATTGCTGGATATTCAAGCCCATTAAATCTAAGTTGTGCGACTTGTCTATTATCTGTTCGGTCATAGACTGTGAGAACCGTCCAGTCGACAAGCTTTGCAATATCTGCACCCATGACATAATTATGTCCATAATTTGGCTCAGGAGTCTTATTCGGATCAAGAATTGCCACGTGATCGACACCCCGAAATACCACACCATCATCATCCAAGAAATCACCATAGATCTCTTGTTGTACCACTCGCTGTGGCATAGATTTAATATCATCCATAATAAGCTGTCGTGGCATGTAGGGATTATCGAAAGAGGAGAATTTAAAGCCTTCATAATCAGGTTGCCCCGGATCAAGTGCTCTATCATACAGTTCTTTAAATACCACACATCCAAGCTTAGGTGTGCCACCAAAGATAGCACGAGATTTAGGATTATCCCACATCATAGGACGTACAGCATTCTCCCAAAGATATTGATTAAGAAGAATAATACCTGCTTCATTTAAGAACACATAGTCATATTTAAATCCCTCCCAACTCATTGGACGTTCTGCTGACCTGAAATCAATGTACGAGTCATAGATCTGGATCGTATGTGGATCTTTCGTCCATGACCAAACATGTGATGGAAGCTTCTGAAGAGTTGGCAAGAAGAGCCGTTGAATATATTTCTCAATGTTTGAGTTCACCACATCACCCCAAAGAGCACTTGTATACTCACGTCTGAGAGCACCTTTAATAAGATCATTCTTTGCACCAGTTGTGAGACCGAACCGTCGTCCTTTTGGAACAACGACATACCGGGCTTTTGAATCAAAAACCTTTTGCTGTGCAGCAAAGTTTTTAATAGGCAGGGTAATTGTACTCATCGGGTTAGATTGATATACCAAGGGCTAGTATCATTAATAGCGGTCTCAAGAGCTTTAATTGCAAACTTAGAATTCTTAGGCCATGTGGAAATAAAATTAGGCAAGCTTACCATGAAACTACTATCATCACTTGCATCATGACTAAATCCATCATGTTTATAATCATCATTTCTCCCACTTCCAACTAAGATAACCTTTATTTTTTCGTGATTGACATAGGTTCTCCAGGTTTCAAAACAACGATAGAGAAGGAATGGGGTTATAGAATACATGACGGGTATCTTGCCAACTAATGCAAGACCAACGCAGATGTCTGAGGCTGCTTGTTCCGCTGCACCTGTGTTAATAAATCTATCAGGGAAATCTTGACGGATTTTATCAAAGAGACCAAATCCAAGATCAGCAGTAATAAGCCAGATGTCGTCATTTTCTGACATCAGCTTATGTAGATGAGATGCAAATTCTTTTCTCATAAGGGGAGGCGTTAACGAAATTCCCCCCCCTTATGTCGTTAACTGTTATTTATTCTCTCGTATAAATTTAGCTCCATATTTCTCAAAACATTCTTCCTTCAATCTCTCGATAGTACTTCGTGGCTCATTAAGATATTTTATTTCAGCATTTATTTTCTTAAGCTTGTTTTTAAATTTTTCTATATCTTTTAAACATCTATTACAAACCCATGTTATATATGCTATGCGCCATACTTCAGATGTAAATTTCCCACACATGGGACAACCTTTTCTCATTCTTTATGTCTATGTCTATCATGCATCAATTTACCTCGTGTATCAGCAAACCACCTCTTGCAAGGATCACAGTAATGTTTAAGCGCTTTAAGTAAGAACTCTTTCTCCTCTTGAGTAATTTCAGTCACATACTCTACCTCTTCCCATAAGCCTAGTTTAATTGCTATTTGTCTAATCATTGTAATATCTCCATTACCTCATCATATCGTTTTTTATCCAGTACACCATAATGTCCCTCTTGGCTCTGTAACCATTTAGGATACATCCCCATATTGACATGGATAGGAGTACACCATGAATAATATTCTAGCTTATTTGATAATTCTATTGAGTTAATCTCTTTATACGCACCCCATCCATTTATGACACAATACACAAGAAGGTTGGTTACATACTGTTCTTTCTGAATCCGCAATGCCTCCCAAACTGAGCCTTCAGATGTTTCTCCATCAGAGATTATACAATACACATTCTTCGTCCGATCTGCTAACGCCATACCAAGGGCAATCCCTATACCATGTCCTAGTGAGCCTGTTGATACATCACAACCCGCCTGACGATCACAGTGAATGCCATAGTCCTTAACCATTTCCATGGCAAAATCAATTCCGTACTGCTTAGAAAGATTCTCATCTTTATCTTTAACCACCAGATGTGCCAAGTGTGCATGACCACTTGATAAAACAAATCTCTCATCAGGTTCTTTTTTATCATAAATCTCAGCTATCTTATCAACAGCCACCAGACAACTGCCGATATGTCCTAGTTTTAATTTATAACTAATATCTATGATTCTACGCTTTAAATCCTGATTCTTCATTTTATTAACAACTGATCCAGCTTCTTATGTATTTCTTCTATCTCATACTCACTACGCATAACATTTCTATGTGTCTCATCAGCCAGTAATTCAGCATGTCTCTGATCTAATTTCTGTCTAATACTAATTAAAGGCAACATCACTAACTGTAGGAAGTAGGATGAAAACGCCCCCACGGCAGTCCCTAAGATATAGTTCCCAGTTAAAATACCTGTGATACTTGCAATACCAATCCCTGCAAATAATACGGCACACTCAAATGTTCCTACACGATCTGTTATCCAAATCACAAAACTATCTCGTTTACTTAAGGTCGCCTTATGTAATTCATTAACGTTCTGTGCCATATTTCTTTGAATAATACTCCCAACACCGTTTCAGTCCCTCATGAAGAGATGTCTTCTGTTGCCAACCTAATGATTTAAGTTTTGTATTATCTGCATACCATACAGATGAATGATGAGGTTGCTCTTTATATGTCTTCTCCATCCGAAGTTTCCTACCAGATATTTTCTCTAACTGACTAATCACTTCCTTATTACGTGTTGCGATCCCTGTCCCAATATTTATTGTTTCACCTTGCACTTTATCAATATTATCAACAACACTCATAACACCATTCATAAAGTCATCAACACAAATCCAATCATGTTGTGGTTTTAAAACAACAGGCATCTTCTCTTCGGTCATTAAGTGACGTACAAGTGTTGGAATAAATCTAAAGTCTGCTTCTCCCTCCCCATACACACTAAAGGGAACTACAGAACAAATTGGAAGATTATATTGTTTTGCAAACGCTCGTGCTAGATGAACTCCACCTGCTTTTGTTGCTGCATAAAAGGTATCAGGCTCAAGTACGGTAGTGTTCTCAGACATCATTGTCATTTGCCTTCCATACATTGAACTTGTTGCTACATTAATAAACGCTGTAAAGTCTAAAAACTCTGATGCCTTAAGTAAATTATATATGGCAAAATAATTCGCCATGATAGCTTTCGTTGAATCAGTCTGGTGAGAATGATTGCCATATGCAGCTAAATGAAAGATATAATCAGGCTTGTGATGAAAGAGAATTCGTGTAAGATCGGGGACATCTATATAAAGATCATGTCTGTCAATGGCAACTGGCTCAATACCACGGTCTGAGAGTGTATCCCACAGGTGTTTGCCTAAAAATCCGTTTGCTCCTGTAATAACTGCCTTTTTAGCCATTAATCATGGATTTATACGCATCAGTCACTATTCTACCAGATTTCACATGGATATAATACCCACATTCACAGACAATTGAATAATCTTCTGCTGCTATCATGATCTGATTTGAAGCTTTATATGTAGCGTTTCTATTCTCTCTGAAATGCCCTCGTCTCACAATAAAATAACCATCTACATTCAGAGAGCCAAGAAATGCGTTTGGTTTATTCTTGGTGCAGTTAGGGCAAATAACGAGTTGGGGTTCATTCTCCATCTTTTTTCTTATCCTCTTCCTCAGTGATAATTATCTGTAATGGCTCATTAATATCTCCTGCGTGAACTGTCTTAGATGTTTCAATCAAGCCGTGCATTCTTGCTAATTTAAACTCTGCACCTCGTGCATTATATCGGCCATTAAGCTTTCTCAAATTATATGCTTTCGCACAAGTCATGAGTAAAGAGATCAGATGACAGAACTCGGAATGATCCTCATCACTATCGGTTGTGTCTTTCTCAATCCAACGCTCAATAGTTCTATCCGAAACACCAATCTTTAATGCAAGGATTTCCTTTAAAGGTTCTCTGGGTTTTTCACTTTCAATCGTTTTCAAAAATGGATCAAGATATTCCTTCGTTGCCTTAAGTATTTCTTCTTTCCTCTTGCAAAATTCACATGGTCTTCCTCCATCATTCCCTACACTTTCTTTATTGCCCTCTGCAAATTGTCCTTTTTCATTACGTTGTATATCTCCGTGCTTTGACTTTACATGTTCTTGAAAAATATTCAGATCAGTAAATAATTGATTACATCCATCAGTCTGACACGTGATAGATGAAGTAGTAGGTGGGGGATTTAGTTTAGTCTGTGGTGTATTTACCATTGATGGATCAATAGTTATCTGAACAGTTTCACTGTCACTTGTTGTTGATGATTGTTCTATCTGCTCGTCCATATGCTTTGTTGATATAGCTGATTACTTAATGCAAAATATACATGTTTATTGTATTTCTTTTCTTTCTTAAAGAGAGTAAATAACCACTTCATATTATTTCTCAGGGATAAATGTATGCTGGCAATTCGGACAGGTTATTTGTTTTGGCTCGCTTGGTGCATTCAAGGTATCTGCTTTTACTTCTACATCATCTTTATTGAAGTCCATACCTGGAATATCTAAGAGTTCTGAAAAGTCTGGCTCGATGATACTATCCTCTTCATTGGTAAATTCATACAATCCTTCTTCTGTCACTTCACCATACTGAGAAACCTTAGTAAGAAGTCGTTCTTTAGCATCCTTTTTATTTTCTGCATAAATAATATCAGCAGGAATAAGGGGAATAGTATATCCTTCTTCTCTAAGCTTAAGCAGTACTCGGACTCGTTGTGTACCATCAAGAATTTGTTTTATTCCATTAGGATCTTCCCAGATCTGAATGGGACTATCAAAACCTTTTGAGACAATAAGATCATGAAGCTTTGTATAGTTTTCTTCTGACAGTTCTTTTAGATTTCCCTGCAAAACAACAAGTTCATCTAAGGATACTTCAGTAGCTCCTTTACATTTTATTTGAATAACCTTATCCATTATTTCACTCCTTTCGTGACAGATGCTGAACTTGTTCTTGTTGGGATAATAGTAACAGTTTTCTTAACTGTGGCTGCTGGTGTTGCAGTCGGTACACTAGTTGGTGTCACAATAACTGTCTTAGTAACAACGACTGGTTCTTGGTGCGCTGTAAGAATTGCGACTTGTTTGTCAGTCGTATATTGAGAATAAGAAAGACCTCCCACAACGATAACAGCTATAATTGTCCCGAGTAATATTTTTGCTCTATTAGTGAACATAAAAAATCATCACATCCTTCCAATAAGCTAAATATACATGACTTATCGATGACGAGTCAAGCGTTTCTTAATAATATCACATGCCTCATAATGAAGGATGTCTATCAGCTCTTGCCCTTCCCATGCAATGCTTGATTCATTATTTAAGAGCAGGTGAGAGAAAAATCTACCATCTGACATCTCCACCTTATGATTAGTGCTAAAAGCATCAATAAACTCAAGATAATGTCCCACATGAGGAAATTCTTGTCCATACCCTTTATATTTCTTCCATAACAGAAAACAAAGACGAACGGTTGCACGTTCATTGATAAGTTCGGTTGTTGTTTGCTTCATGCAATGTTTTTATAAATTCTCTGATTTTTCTATAACACTTATCATGATAAATCCCTATTGTTGGTGGCCTTTCAGAAGGCCAGTTGATAAACTTGGTTTTATCACCATTTCGCAAACTTTCTAAACAACCATCACATTCTAGTTCAGACATGGCCTCATCCAGCTTTCTCATATTTATATACTATCTTGTCATAAAATACACAAATGATAATCCTGAAATTATCAGTGTACTTACTATCATTAACCCTATAATGGGGTTTTCATTTCCTCCGTAATCCATAATAATCCTACTTATTCGGATGTGAGGCTAAACAGTCTCAGTTAGACCTGCAATTCTCGTCATGTATATTCATAGGCCAACGATAAGCTACTCCGTCAACTTCAATTTCAGTTATGTTGAAATCTTTATGGAGATTATCAAGAATAACTTTAATGTCTTCTTCAGTTATCTTTTTTAGATTATATCCGCATCCCTCGCAATAATTTTGAGTAGGCCAAACCGCAATAGGACATTTTGGACATTTACTCATCCCTGCTCTTTTTGTTTCTTTTGTAAATTTATACATATTACTCTATATACCCGTCATAAATAAGAATAGACTTTTCTTTGAAATTAACGATTAACTCGTTATCATATTCTTCTTGTAATTTCTCCAAATCTTCTAACGTGTTGATCTCACGCTCTCCTATGTCTGAATAATTATGATCTAAAAGTTTAAATTTCATATTTCACATCCGAATTACCCACATTATTCAGCGTTAGCCTCGCATAGCCTCAGTCTTTATAATCATTTTATGGACTGGCTTTAACTTGCCAACTCGTCTAGTTTTTAAATTAAACAATTTCCATGTGCCATCCTTTTGATGGATTAGAAATTCGTCTTTGGGCATATCATCTCTTAAGATAATTGGCTTACCACGATAACGAAGTTCTGTAAAGCCTAATCTCTCATAATGCCAGAACGCCCAGAAGTTTCCTTGAAATAAATATTTAAAACGATAAAATAAATCTTTCATACTTTTTTAAGTTCGTCATAATTATTCTGTAAATTTAACCAAAATTTTCTTGGTACTCCAAGCATAGCTTCCAAAAAATAAACATTTTTCTCTGTAATGCCTTTCTCAAAATCTTGGTAAAGATTTTCCCCAAACAGCTTAATCGCTGCTGTCTCTCTTATAGTCTCCATTGGTGAAACTACAATTGTACGATCATCTCGTACAGTTACCTTACTACAAACAGAACAATTATCGGGATAATAAAGATGGTCACAAATCTTATTATTTGCTCCAATCTTTATAGGTACTCCACAATGTTTACAAATCTCATCACTCATAATGATATTGGTTAGTAGACATTCTTAGTTTTTTCTCGAATATCTCCATATTCGCTATAATGAAGATAATATCCTCGTGTAACACCAATCTTTCCTTTCTCAAAATCTACTTCTGTTACACGAATCCATCCATCAAGATAGACTTCTGTATTAACTGAAAATCTGTAATTATCAAATACTTCTTTTGTCATAATAACGTTTGGTTATTCAACCTCGTTTTTAAACTCTTCTTTCTCATATTTATCTAAGTATTTGAATATTGCAATTAAACATTTCTGACAATAAAACTCAAAGCCATGATACATGTTGTAGGCTGCATGACCATTCGTTTCAATTTTCTGAATCCAAATATGTTTACATTTACTCATAAAATCGTTTGTACTTAGGCACGTTTAGCTTCATGATTTTTACTAGCATGTATCGGACATACTCCATAAGGGTTTGTTTCACGGAACCACTCGCACCAATCACATTTTATCCTCTTTTGTTTTTTAGATTTATCTTTCTTCATGCTTAAGTTTCTGAGTAATTACGCACTCATGGTCGCCGCTGCTAACTTATGCTAACAACTCGACTCCTTCCCGCTGACATGAGTTAGAGTCTTACCACATAAGCTGTGTCAGCTGCGGCCATCAATGCTCAATTACTTCTATTTTTACACTCTTTTTTGATTTCCTGAGCTAACTCCTTAATCCTTTCGGTATTATCTCTAAGCTCTTGTAATTGTTCTTTTACTATTTTTTCTGCCGTTGTCATATTTTACGTTCGCAATACCAACAAAACGGATCGCTACAGAAACCTTTCATCTCTTTTTTGACATCGTGATCTATTCGCTTCATCTGTATACGCTCCTGGGCTTTAGGATTATTTATTATCATTTCTTTTAAATTATTACTTCGACTAGAACTCATAATTCACCTCCGTCCATAAAATGTTCGATTATTACGCTCGACTTTCTCTAGATATTCAATTAAAGCATCTGTGCGAAACGATTCATAAGACCTCGCTGTAGAACCAATAGGTTTTTTACTCCATTCCTCAGCCAATTCTTTAGCTCGTTTATCTACATATCCTTTAATATCTATTCTAATTTCCATGTTTAAAATGCCACATTATTCGGCTTGTTCCAAAAGTTCTATTTTCCTTTTCAATTCAGCAATCAATCTGATATTTGCTTCGTAAACCTTTTTATTCAAAAAATCTGCAATAACTCCACCCATATATAAGCCTATCGCAAAACCTAATGAAATTGATGCTATCATTTTCCAATCCATACTTAAAATCACTTATTTTTACGCCTATTAGCCATAAATGTTCCGATAATTGCTCCTAACACTAAACCAACTATTGTCCATTCAGGAACAAACGCACTGCTTAATTGATTAGTAAAAATTGCAATAATAAATGACGGCACACAAAATATTGCTGCAATTATCCCCATATATCCTGTTATAAAAAATATATATTTATGTACTGTTTCGCTCATAAAAGTGATTCTTATTCAGCGTGGATGTATGCAACCATACTCCTCGCATCCTACTAACGGTGTTGCTGCTCCATGCTCTTTGAATACGTTTTCAGGTTCGGTTACATACCACCATGCCAATCGCTTAGCCATACCCCACGTATTCCCTGAATGTCCGTCATCCAAAGGTTTATAATCTGTTTTTCCATAACTCTCGCTATCTTCTTTGCGGAACTTTTCAAGTAGTTCTTTAGTCGGATAATGTTTTGCGATATTGATAGCTTCTCTACATGAAGACATTTCGTAGCCTTCCCACTCAACTCGCCAATTTTTCCCATTATCTCTAAATACTTGAATACGTCTTTGGAAAACTTCCGGCATTTCAGAAAACCATTTATCATATTTGTCTTTATTTTTAGCAAAATCTTCATTTTGTTCCTTTTCCCTTTTTTCTGAATATGCCTTATTTTCTTCATCTAATGCTTTTTTGCTTTGAAAATAAACACATACCTTTTTTACAAATAGACCTACTATTCTGCTTCCCCACATGTAGACCTCGATTTCATCGCCTACCTGTGCCTTAAAATGAACGGGTAAAGCAAAACCACCAGCCGATTCCATTTCAATTTCAGTATGCTTTTTACCTCTACTTGTCCAGTGTTTTATTTCTTTTATGTTTGTAATTTCGTATCGAAATTCTATCTTTTCACTCATACTAATCAATGTAATTAGGCTCTATTTATTTTTTATATTTCTATATACTGTTTTACAATCTGATAATTCCTCTGGTGCAGTACAATATTTCCAGTCACCCTTGCAATATAAAAGATTACCTTTATCATCAAATGTTTTGTACTCTCCGTACGTAAAAGGGAGTGTGATAACGATATAAATTACTAACAAAAAAGTAATTACAACAAATATTCTAATTATATTCTCCTTGAACCATTTTCCAAATTTTTTATTCATATCTCAATAAGGTCGTCTTTTATGCGCTCAACTTACCGATCATTCTTTTTTGCCATGCGCTTCTCAAGCACCTGACCATATAGGAATAAACCTGTACGCCTTCACGGTTTGTAACTTTACGCAACTGAACTGTATTAATTTCGCCATTAAAATAAGCGATAACTAATTCTATGTCCTCATCGGTAATCTCATAGACACCCGTTGTGTTGTTTACTTCAATTTGTTTAGCTTTGTCTAATAAACTCATATTACTTCAAAGAACCTCCATTTTTACACATAATTCCCTAAATATCTTAAAGGGTCATCTTGAATAACCATTTCCATCAACCGATATTTCCATTCTGGTAATTCAGAGTCATTGCATCCTTCGCCTATTGGTTCTCGACCCCAAATTCCTATTGCAAAGCTTTTATGAAAAATGATGGCAAAATATTTATTATCTTCCAGGTAATTTTCGACTCCTTCATCTAAATTGTCCTGAAAACCTCTATATCCTGCGTTAATTACTTTTTCAAGTCCTCTTGTTAATATTTCTTTATCACTCATACTTCTATACGTTATTCAGCCTTATCTTTGTCCCAAAATGTTTTAATCTTCCCTTCGTTTGGATCTTTATAAAACATAATGTCCTTCCAGAATTGGCGATAGATTGGTTCTACCTGCTCCCACTGATAGTCCATAAACTTCTCCATCAGTTTCGCTTGTTCCTTTTCCTCTTTTGTTTGCTTGAATGGCGTAACTCTAAACTTAGGCTTCTTAGTTATTAAACGTTTCCACTCTTTTGATTTCATTATTGTTGGTGTTTTCATACTATTCCTTAAATTTATCTTCCATTACTTGCATTCCGTACATAATCTCAAGATTACCTTTGCATTTTATAGCTTTAGTCTTAAAAAACCTCTCTATCACTTCGGCTCTTTCTTCATCCGTTTTACTAAGCCTGTCTTTTGTTCCAGGTACTAATTCCTCATATCGGTCAATTAATTTCTTTGACATATTCCCCTTTCTTTATTTATACATAATCATTGCTGAATAAAGAGAGCATGAATCTTCACTGCTGCCTGGATAAACCCAGTCTGTCATTGCATATTTAATATCAATAACCTCTCCTTCAAGCCCACTAAGGAAATCGTTAATTTCGTTTTCCAAGTTTTTCGGTTGTGTTTCTTCGATAATTTTAACTTTCATATTACCTCCTTTCGCTTCGACTAACTATTGTAATTAGGCGTTCTCTTTATTACTCATAAGATCAACGACCCTATCTATAAATTCCTCTACATCTTTATACAGAGCAATACTCAAGCTCTTGTCCTT